TCGCCATATCTCAGAATCATCGTTGCTTACTCCACAGACGGCCGCAGCAGTCGAGCGACGTTGCCGCGCGAGCCGAACACCAGGACAGAGAAAAGGGCAGCTCGTGCCGCCTCGAACACGCCGACAGTTTTCGCGTGAATCACCAGCTCGATCGCCGAGCCGCCGAGCGCGACAAGCAACAGCCAGGCGAACCATGAAACGTGATGCCGGTGTCGCGCGCCGTCGCGACGATAGGCCAGGATGCGCAGAGCGGCGACGCTGTACGCGATCAGCGCGATCAATGCGAGGGGGTTGTGCATCATGGTTTAACCCTTCTTAAAGAGCGCCAACAGGTCGAACGTTTTCACGCGCTCGATCAGTTGCAGCGTTACCGTGATCGCCAGGGCAGCGGCGAAAAACGCGGCGACGCCGGTGCTCTTGATCGGAGTCGAGCCGACCAGCTCGGGCGCCGCAATGTATCCGGCGATCAGCGAGATCACCAGGTAAGCGAAACGCTTGCCGAGCGACAGGTCTTTCGACGTCACGACGACGAGCGCGGCGCCGGTAAATGCGCCGATCAGTGCATTACCGTCGATGCCTGGAAACAGGCTTGCGAAACCGATGCCGGCCGATACAGCGGCGAGCGCGGTGCTACTAGGTTCGGCCATATCGGCGACTCCTGGTTAGTCGAAAAGGTTGACGAGCTTGACCGTCGATTGGTCGTTTGGCGCGTCAGGGAGATCCACGGCGTAACCGTGCGGCAATACCGGGCCGAGATCAGCGAGGCCGGCATTGAGTTCGAGCGTCGCCTCGACGACGCCTTGCGTGCGTCCGAGGTGTCGATAACAGAGGGCGTCAACGGTGTCGCCCTGGCGTGCGATTACGCGCATGTCAGATCAGCTCGATCGTTACGCGCGGGGCGCCGCGCATGTCGTTGAGGGCGTTGCGCGCGTTGCGTCGATCGGCGTCGATCGTCGTCTCGCGCTCGGCGGCGTCATTCGCGCCCGACTTGGTGCCGTCGAAATCGCGATATTTCTCGGTGAGATCGGCGCGCGCCAGGAAATAGACGGCTCGACGATAGCGCGCGAGCTGCACGCTTTCGCCGCCGATGTTGTCGGCCGGCAGCTCGGCGAGCGACGCGACGCCGGCCGCCTGGTGAGCTGCGCGCCAGGTTGCGAGATCGCGATTCACTTCGTCGATCGCGTCGATCACAGACGAGCGCAGCCGCGCATGTGTCACGGTGCCATCGAGGCGCACGGCGCCGCGCATATCGGCGAGGTCGATCGAGGGAAACCAGGCGATGTTTTCGACGATCAGCGCGTCGGCCGGCGGGGGCGCCTCGGGCGTGTTGGTCGGTGAGGCGATCGCGTTAAAGCTCGTCATAGTTTCAGCTCGGAAAAGGGAGGCGGTGAGCCGGCGTCGGATCGCGTAACCGTCAGGTGTTGCGATCGTCAGCCGGCGCCGCCTCGGCCGGGGTTGGCTCCTTACTTGCGGCCGGCGGTGTCGCCGGTCGCATTGCTGGCTTTCTCAAGCCGAGCAATGTCTTGCTTTACGCCGGCGCGCGCATCGAGATCGAGCGCACGGCGTAGGTGTTCGAGGGCGGCCGACGCGTTGCCGTCGCGCTCGGCCGTATAGCCGATCGCCTTGTGCAACTTCGCGCGCACCTGGTCGTGCATGTCGGCCGACTCGGTGAGCTTCGCGATCTCGTCGAGCTGCGCGGCATTGACACGAATGAACATCGCGCCTTTCTTGAATGAGGCGAGCGCCGCCTCGGCGAATTCCTCGGCGATCGCGGTCGCGAGCGGCCGGTCGTATTGATCGGGCAAGCTCATCCGGTGCGCGATCGCATACCGGGCGATATCGAGCGCGCCGGCAAAGTCGCCGACGTCGATGCGCCAGATCATCACGCTCGTTAAAACATCGTCCTGGGCGCCCCGCCCGCCACTCAGCGCGCCGGCCACGTAATCCACGTAATCCGGCAACAGTTCATCGCGTTTCACCTTGATCTTTTGATGGATCGAGGCGATCGACTTGAGCCGCCGGCGATCGGTCGAGAGCTTCACGAGCATCAGCTCGTAAGCACTGGCGCCGGCGAGTGATTCGCCAGGCGCGGCCGAGGCCGCAGCCTTCTCGGCCATCACGCGCGCAAAGTGGCGTTGAGCGGGGCTTTTCATCGGCTTATGCCCCCGCCGGTTCGGTGATGTTCTCTACCAGGCAGCCGGCGCCGAAATCCTCGACGACATACGCATCGTTGCTCGACTCGAAATTCTCGATGCGATCGCGCTTGGCGTTTTCGACGACGGTGCGACGGCGTGCGCCTTCCTGGTAGTACAGCGACAGATTATCGAGCCGCGTGATAAAGATTGCATCGGCCGGGAAGTACGGAACCGTTACAGCCGGCAAGCCGCCCACACGCTTTTGCGAGATCACCAGGTCGGCCGCGACTTGCTCCGTCGCCGGGTTGTCGCGATTGATGATCGGGAAATACTTATCGTGCATCAGGGCATCGCCCAGGATCGCGACGAGCTGCGTGTCTTGACGGTGCCACGGATCGACGAGCGAGCTTTTCGCGTCGTACACCAGGGCGTCGAGGTTGCGATAGTCGGCCGACGCGTCGGCGCCGACGACGATCGAGCCGGCGACTTTGCCATCTTTCATCACGCGTTGCGCAGCGCCTTCGCGATACTTTTGCAGCCAGCCCTTGTTGACGTCTTGCAGCAGCGGGTTTGCCGTGCGATCGGACGAGGCCGCGCGCGACGTGCCGTTGAAACCGATCATGATTCGGTCGAGCGCTTGACGCGTCACGATCAGATCGCGAATGAGGGTTTCGAAATTCGGAAACTTCGCCCACATGTCGAGTTTCGCGAACGAGATGTGCGTGTCGAAATTCGTCTGCGTGCAGAAATAGCCGTTCGAGTCGATCTCGGTCGGATCGACGGTTGCGCGATCCTTAACGGCCGTGTCGGTCGTGCCGGCGATCGGGCCGCCGATGCCGAGGCCGAGCTTTTCGCCTTGTTGATCGGTCACGGGCGCGACGTTGATCGCCTTGAGAAAGGCGCTCGACTCTTGCATGTGCGCTTCGAGGGTTTGCTGCACAGACGGCGCGACGTTGAATTTCTTCGTCGCGTCGATCACGGCGCTCAACGCGGCGATGTTCGCCAGGTACGCCATGAACAGCTCGCGGGTTTTGTTCTGCATGTGTGGTGCTCCGGGGTGAATGAACGGTGAGGCCGAGGGGTTCGGGTTAGCAGTCGGTTTTGACGCGTGCAGCGGCGCCGGTCGAGAGCGGTCGCGCCGGCGCGTTGCCGGTCGTCGAGAGCTGCGCGTGCAGCTCGTCGAATGCCGTGCGATCGGTTTCGCGTGCCTGGGTCAGCTCGGCGAGCTGCGCGTTAGCGGTGCCGAGCTGCGCGGCCAGCTCGGCGATGCGCTTCTCGTTGTCGATCGACGCTTGCGCTTGCTCGACGGCGTGCTTTGCCAGGGATTCGACGGCATCGGCCATTTCAGCGAAACGCGTGTCGTCGGCGCCGGCCGCCGGCTTTTTCTTCGCGAGGCCGAGCACGTTGAGCAGCTCTTTCACGCCCGACAGCAGCGCCGGCAGCGTCGGGGTTTCCGGCTCGGCTTCGAATTCGATCGTCGTCTCGTGTCCGGCCGTGAAAAGGTTCGTCGGCGTTTGCTTGCGATTCGCGAACGGCGAGGCCGCCGGGTTTTGAGCTGCGAAAGAAAGGATTTCCGTTCCGAGGCTTGCCGGGCTATCGGTCACGGCCAGCCCGACGAGATAGGCTTGCTTCGTGTCGGCGAAAGACGTGTCGATCTCGCACGACGTGTAAATCTTCTGGCTTGCCTTCGTCAGCGCGACGAGATCGGCAGTCGGCTCGATTTGCGCATACAGGCCGAGCTTTCCCTTGAATTCGCCGTCGAGTTCGCGCGCCTCAACGGCCAGGACGTCGCCGTATGCCTTGAACGGGCCATCAGGCAAAACGCCTCGGAAGTGTTCGAGATTCACGCGGGCGCCGTACTTGGTGCGACTGTAGTTCGCGGCGATTTGCTCGATCCAGGTGCGCTCGATCACGCGGCCGTCAGTCGTCGCACCTTCGACAGCGATGCGAAACAGTTTCGACTTGGCGAGCTGCGCGTCGGCAGTCGAGCCGATCGCCATGCCGGCCAGGCCGAGAGCGCCCAGGCCGGCGCCGGTGCCGTGTTGCGTGATCGCGCCGACGAGCTGCGCGCCGAGATCGACGTGAGCGAGCACAGCATTCGCGACGATCGCCGCCGCGTGTGCGTCCATTGTGAAAGCGAACGCGATCGCCGCAACGGCGAACGACATAAGCGACAACTTGCGTTTGTGCATCGTTAGGTCTCCAACAGGGTTCCGAGGGGTTCGGTAAAGGGTTCAACGTGAGTTGATATCTTGCGATCGTGGCGTCAATGTCTCAACGATCGGCGGTTGTTTGCGCTTTGGATACAAGGGCTTAAACGTGCTTGCGCGCGCGCGGCGCGGGAAACTTGGGGCCATGCTAGAAACCGCCGACATTTCCCCCGCTCTCGAATCGAATGCCGATCCACGGCGCATTGCGCGCGCGCTCTTTTGGCAAGGTTGGCGCGTGTCGTCGATCGCTCGTCACCTGGGCGAAAAGCGCCCGACCGTCGAGGCATGGAAGCAGCGCGACAAATGGGCCGAGGCGCCGGCGATCGAGCGCATCGAGTCGTCGCTCGAAACGCGCCTTGCGGTGCTCATTGCAAAGGATCAGAAAACCGGCGGCGACTTCAAAGAGATCGACTTGCTCGGGCGCCAGGTCGAACGCCTGGCGCGCGTGCGCAAGTACGGCGAAACGGGGAAAGAGAGCGACTTAAACCCGAACATCGAGGCGCGTAACCAGGCGCCGCGCAAAGAGCGCAAAGCAGCTCGAAACGAGATCAGCGATCAACAGGCCGAGCGCATTCGTGAGGCGTTTCTCGATTCGCTTTTCGATTATCAAAAGGTCTGGTTTCGACAAGGGCATCAGCGCACGCGCAACATTCTCAAGTCGCGGCAGATCGGCGCGACTTGGTATTTCGCACGCGAGGCATTAGACGACGCGATCGGCACGGGCCGGAATCAGATTTTTCTATCGGCGAGCAAGGCACAGGCGCATGTGTTCCGGCAATACATTTGCCAGTTCGCACGCGAGGCGGCCGACGTCGAGCTAACGGGCGAGCCGATCATCTTGCCGAATGAGGCGATTCTCTATTTCCTCGGCACGAACGCGCGCACGGCGCAGAGCTATCACGGCAATTTCTATTTCGATGAATATTTTTGGGTCGGCGGTTTTCAGCAGCTCAACAAGGTCGCCTCGGGCATGGCGATGCACAAGAAATGGAGAAAGACATATTTCTCAACGCCGTCGAGCATGGGGCATGCAGCCTATCCGTTTTGGAGCGGCGATCACGCGAATCGCGGCCGTGCAAAGCTCGATCACCTGCATCTCGACGTCACCCACAAGGCACTCGCACGCGGCCGGCTCGGCGAGGATGGACAGTGGCGCCAGATCGTCACGGTCGAGGATGCGGTCGCCGGCGGGTGTGATCTCTTTGATCTCGACGAGCTGCGTCGCGAATACAGCCCCGAGGAATACGCGAATCTCTTGATGTGCCAGTTCATCGACGATACGGCGTCGGTTTTCAAGTTCGCCGACATTGAGCGGTGCATGGTCGATTCCTGGGACGAATGGCACGACGATTTCAAGCCGTTCGCCGCGCGCCCGTTCGGCTTCAAACCCGTATGGGTTGGCTATGATCCAGCGCTTTCCGGCGACTCGGCCGGCTTGATCGTGCTTGCCCCGCCGGCGGTGCCTGGCGGAAAGTTTCGCGTGTTGCACAAAGAGCAATGGCGCGGCATCGACTTCGAGGCACAAGCCGAGGCGATTCGCCGCGTTACACAGAGCTTTAACGTCGAATACATGGCGATCGACACGACGGGTATCGGGCAAGGTGTCTATCAGATCGTCAAAACGTTCTATCCGCACGTTGTCGCGCTCAACTACTCGCCCGAGGTTAAAGGGCGCCTCGTGCTCAAAGGCTTGTCCGTCGTCGGCAAGGGCCGGCTCGAATTCGATCGCGGTTGGACTGATTTAGCGCACTCGTTCATGGCGATTCGAAAGACTGTCACGGCGAGCGGAAAGAAAGTCACATACGAGGCGAGCCGCAGCGAGGAAACGGGGCACGCCGATCTCGCCTGGGCGTGTCTGCATGCGCTCGGCAACGAGCCGCTTGAGGGCACGACTTTCAACAATACCGGCTTTATGGAGTTCTCTTGATGAGTCAGCGACACAAACGCACGCACGGCGAGCAGCCGGCGCACGCCACGCCGGCCGCGCCGGCCGCGCCCGCCAGGGCCGAGGCTTTCACGTTCGGCGATCCTATGCCCGTGCTCGAACGCGCGGAAATCCTCGACTACGTGGAAACCTGGGCGGCCGGCAAATGGTTCGAGCCGCCGGTGTCGTTCGCCGGCTTGGCAAAGTCGTTTCGCGCCGGCGTGCATCACGGCTCGGCGATCTACTTCAAACGCAACGTGCTCGCCTCAACGTTCATCCCTCACAAGATGCTCTCGCGCGACGAGTTCGGAAAATGGGCGCTCGACTTCCTGGTGTTCGGCAATGCGCCGATCGAGGCGGCGAAAAACAAGCTCGGCGGCCGGCTCCCGCTCAAACGCGCGCCGGCGAAATACGTGCGGCGCTCGACAGACTTGCAGGGCTTCTATCAGGTCAACGGTTGGCAGATCGAACACGAGTTCGAGGCCGGCTCGATCTTTCACTTGATGGAACCCGACATTAATCAAGAGGTGTACGGCTTGCCCGAATATCTCGGCGCGTTGCATTCCGCCTGGTTGAATGAATCGGCGACGCTCTTTCGCCGGAAGTATTACGAGAACGGATCGCACGCCGGGTTCATTCTCTACATGACCGACGCGGCGCAAAAGCAAGAGGATGTCGATAATCTGCGCGAGGCATTGAAGCAAAGCAAAGGGCCAGGCAATTTCCGAAACCTTTTCATGTACGCGCCGAACGGAAAGAAAGAGGGCATCCAGCTCATACCCGTTTCCGAGGTCACGGCGAAAGACGAGTTTTTCAATATCAAGAACGTCACGCGCGACGACTTGCTCGCGGCGCATCGTATCCCGCCGCAGCTCATGGGGATCGTGCCGAGCAATACCGGGGGCTTTGGCGCGGCCGACACGGCCGCCGAGGTGTTCGGTGCGAACGAGATCGAACCATTGCAACGGCGCTTCACACAGCTCAACGAATGGCTCGGCGACGAGGTTGTGAGGTTCACCCCTTACGGCATCAAGAAAGCCGCAGCATAGGCCGCCACGGGGCGCCCTGCCCTATCCGGCCATGAAAGCAAAACGCCAGGCGTCGCGACGTGCGAGCCTGGCGTTTTCCGTTTCTGCGTTGGCTTACGGTAGGTTCAATTCTTGTTGGTCCGGCGGGGGCAATTCTTCGTTGCCGACAAGGTATCGCTCGCCGTCTTGCAATACGGGCACGGTTTTCAACGGCTCGCGGCCGTCGAGTTTCTTGTCTTGCTCGTTCTCGAATGCGACAACATCGGCGTTGAAGTGAGCGAAGCGAGCGCCGCGCGCACCTTGCCACGCGACACGCGTATTCACGCGGTACACGATCGCCCCGCCGACTTTCACAGTCTCGATGAAATTGCCGTTTTCGAGCACGCCGATCGCGGTATTGATCGAGCGACGCGTTACGCCGAGTTCGTCGGCGATCGCCTGTTGACTCACGACGAGCGCATTCGTTCGGCTCATGCGGTTGACCATAAACATAAGCGTACCCATCGCAACGGGCGTTTTGATCGCGAGCTTTTGCAGCTCGCCGGCCGTTTTCTTCTCGATTTGCAGCCATCCGAAAGTGTTCGGGCGTTCGTCGGGAGTCATAGGAACAGATGCCGTTACCATTTGTTGTCGCGTTTCGTAGGATAGGAAATCGTAAGATATCACATGCGCCGACGAGGGGAAAGGTACGAAAGGGCTTTCGCTTTGCTGTGAAATGTGGTGCGCAGCGCCCGCCGATCGGGCCGGTGTGCATGAGATTTCCCAGCGGTGAGAAATGCCGTTCTCACCATGAAATCGCGGAAAGCCTTGCTGTATAAGGCTTCCGGCGATTTTTGGCGCGACAAGCTCTCTATGTTGTTTTTGGGCCGTGGTTTGCCGCCGCCCTTGGTGCTCGCCGCTCGGTTTTGACTTGGATTTTCTATCTCAACAAGGGCAAGCGAAGCGCGTCAGGGCGTAGCCAAAGCTCGCGAGGGTTCCCTGTGGGTAACGAGGGTGCAACTCGGGCTTGTCCGAGTTGTGCCCCGTTATCCATAGGGACGCGGGTTTACCGATCAGCTCTCGAACACAGGCCGGCCGCGCGGAACAGCGCCGGCCGGATAGAACCCCACCCCCCGCGCTACGCGCTCCGCCCCGTGAGGGGCGAAACAAGTGCTCGCTTCGCTCGACACTTGACGATCAAACCCAATCCAGACGAACGAAAGCCGCGCACGTTGGCGCGGCCGTGGTCGGCACACGCCGGCAGCTCACGACACGCTCGCCGAGCTGCACAAGCGACTCTCAAAAAAGCGTCGAGCATTCAACGCATGCGGGGCTATGGTCTAAGCGCCCGACGCGGCTTCGCCACGCCGGCCACTAAGACCGACATAAATCGCGCTCGCCGTGTCGCTCCGCTTCGCTGCGCGCCCCGCCGATCGCTCAAGTCGGATCGCGTGCGATCCATGCCTCATGCACTCGTGATGCACGCCGGTCGAAAGGTTCAGCAATGAGGGGGCCGCTTGGCTTCACGTCCTCACGTCTGCCGTTCGTTCGCTCGGCTCGCGGGGCGTCGCCTGGTCGAAATGCCGCGCGAGCAAGCGGTAAGCGTCGAGCGCCGGCGGGTTGGCGCCGGTGCGATCGCAATAGCGCCAGGCCGCGACGAGAGCAAAGTATTCCGCCTCGTGCCGGCGCAAGCCGCCGTCGAATTCCATGATCGCCGCGCGCTCGGTGTACAGCTCACGCGCATCGGTGTCGTCGTCGAGAGTCATCGCCCGATCTTACGGGGCCGATAGGCGGGCCGCCAGGCGGCCGCCGTGCCTCGGGGTCGTCGAGTGGTGCGTCGGGGGCGTGCGGGGCCGCCACGGGCCGCGCACGGGGTCGCCAGGGGGTCGGCCGCCCCCGAGGCGCCGGCCGGCCAGCGGGCCGATTTACCCGCGATCGTCGCCCGAAATTCGCAGTCACCCCTCCGCGCCTGCCCGCTTCTTGGGTCTCCCCTTTTCATGCGGTGCATGAATCCGGCGCCTGGGCCGCCGTGGCGCGGGTTTCGGCGGGTTTCCAGGGCCGCCGAGTCGATGCGGATTGATGCGCGCCAGGCCAGATTTTCGGGTGCTCGGCGGCCGTCAGAGGCGAGGCGTATGAAAAGGGCGATCACCTGGCGGCGAATTCCAGGGGCACAGGCGTTTTACTCGTGGATGCGTGGATTCGGTGTGGAGTGCCCGCAAAGCCTTATCCCATAAGGGTTTGACGTCCACGAGGCATCCACGAGTCGAGCCTTTTTGATGTGTGGAATCCGTGGATTAAAAAATAGGCAATTGGAAAACCCGAGGAAACCGGGCCTTTGCTTGTGGCGCGCGCTTTTTCTTTTCACTGCCCTTTCTTTCTTTCTTTTCAACAATTTAAGAGAGAGAGAGAGTAAGACGCGGCGACGGCCGGCCGTGGCAAAACGAGGGGCACTCGTGGAAAAACGAGGGGTACTCGTGGATATGTTCTTTACGATAATCAATGACTTAGGCGCAAACCGGGCCGAAATCCACGGGTTTTAAAACATGCGTGTGCCGGCTTGGCAAAAAAGCGATGCCCGTGCCGCCTGGCGCTCGACTTCCTCGATCTCGGCCGTCGCCGACGAGCTGCGCGACGTCCGATCGCCCGGTCGCGGCCAGCTCGGCGGCCGGTGTCGGCATGCTCCCGATCGGCGAGAGAGCGCGACGCGGGCGTGCGGCGCCTGGCGCGCGCCTCGATCGGGCCGCCCTACCCTACCGGCGGCGCCTCGATCGAGGTGCCTTGATGCTTTTGCATCATGGCATCTTGATACCTTGATACCAAAGTACCAAAGCATCAAAGTGTCATGCTAGAATGTGCTCTCGTGCTTACGCACTAAGGGTTTCAGCGATTGGCACTTTGATACTTTGATACCGTGATACCAAGGGGAAAGGCATGAAAAGAAAGCGTATGCGGGTGATAGCAGTGTTCGGGCAGAAGGGCGGCAGCGGGAAATCGACGCTCGCGATTCACCTAAGCGTCGAGGCATCGCGCGAGCACAAAACGGCGTTGATCGACGCCGACGGACAGGGAACGGGCCAAGCATGGGCGAGCGGTCGAGCCGCCGACGAGCCGGCCGTCGTGCCCGGTGCGCCGTCGAACATTCGCGAATTGTTGGACGGCGCCGAGGCCGAGGGGTACGAGCTGGCGTTTGTCGATTGCCCGCCTCACGTCGTCGCCGGTGCGGCCGAGCTTGTGAGCGTCGCCGATCTCGTCGTCGTGCCGGTGCAGCCGACTTTTCCCGATATGGCAGCGCTCAACGCGGCGCTCGCGGTCGTGACGGCCGCCGGCAAGCCGTTCGTGTTCGTCTTGAACCGGGCCGACAAGCTCGCGCCGGAAACGCGCGAGGCGGCCGACACGCTCGCCGCGATCGCGCCGGTTTGCCCCGCACAATTCGCCGATCGCAAGGCATACCAGCGCGCGCTCTCGTCAGGTCGCGCCGTCAGTGAAACGAAAACCAAACGCGAGCAGGATGCACGCGACGAGGCGAAAGCCGTCTATCAATGGCTTATGGAGAAAGCACAGTGAGCACGAAAAAATCGAGTTTTGGCGCCCTGAAAATCAGCGCGAACAATCCGGCCGCGTCCCTGGTGCCGCCGGCCGAGCTGCGCGTCGAGCACGAGGCCGTCGAGCACGAGCCGGCCGCGCAGAAGGGCAGCGCAAAGCCGCCGAAAACGGTGCCCGTGCGCCTCACGCACGAGCAATGGTACGAGGCGAAAGAATTCGCGACGCGCCTCGATACGTCGTTGCAAGAGCTTTTCATTCAGGGCTTGAACATGGTGCGCGCCTCGAAAGGCTTGCCGCCGCTCACGGGCACGCGTCTCAAATGATGCCGTGATGCCTTGATACCATGATGCCAAGGCATCAAGATACCAAAAGGGGCGCAACAATGTTGGAGCAAGGTTTGACGAGGCGAGGGAGCGCATGAGAGTCGTCGCGGCCGTCGTGTTGATCGTCGCGGCGCTCGAAATCGCGTGCGCGTCGGCGTGGCAAGTGATAGCCGACACGAGCGATACGTCGTGTCAGATCGACGACGAAAAGATTTGCGTTGAGTCGATCGGTTGGCTCGAACGATAAACCGTGAAAAGGGGTTTGAAAAACCGCTAGGGGCAAAAAAACGGCCGCACGAGGCGGCCAAAGGTCAGGCAGGGGGTATTCAGTCAAGCCGCCGGCGCGAGAGCGTCAGCGGCTTTTTTCATGGGCTTGTCGTGTCGCCGGCGCGCAGCTCGCGCGGCGTGTATCGGTGATGCTCCCATTCGGCACGAAACTCGCGCTCGATGCGTTGGCGCTCGCGCTCGTTCGCACGCTCGGCCGCGACGACGAGCGCCGCGAGGATCGGCACGGCGATCGGATAGAGCACGAGCGCGACGAGGCGGCCGACGAGCGCACAGACGACGAGGGCCAGCTCGCCGGCGCGCTCGCCGATCTCGCGCCATAGTCCGCGGTCGATCAGCGACACGGGAATAAACAGGGCCGTTCTTTTCAAAGCCTGGCGGTAAGTCATAAAACATCGCTCCGGTCGATAGGCGGGCCGCACAGGCGGCCGGCGGGGGAAAGGGAAGGGCAGGGCAGCGCGCCGACGCCGGCGGGCGCCTGGCGGCCGTCTTAATGGGTTCGGTGTCGTGCGTCGCGCCAGGCGATAAAGGTGCGTCGCAAGATGGTGTGAAAGCGCCGCTCGGCTTCTTTGTTCGTTTCCAGCTCGGCGCGCGACTCGATCTCGCAAACGAGTCGAATGAATTGCGCCGCTTGGTGCTCGGTCACGACGTCGAGGTGAGGCGTGAAAGTCTTGACCCATTCGCGAAACCGCGCGTCGCGCGGCAGCATCGCCGACAGTTGCACGGTATTCATTCGCTCACGCCTCCGCGCATGGCGTCATCGAGCGGTGCTCAATGCCGAGCTGCGCGTCGATCACGGCGCTCTCGATCAACATTTGCGCCGCGTCGTGCGGCAGCGGCCAAATTGCCGTTACGGGCGTGTCTGCGTGCGTGACGAGCCAAACCGTCGAACCCTTGATGCGTCGAGCGCGTGCTTTCGTGGTCTGCATTTTCTTTTCCTGGCTTGCTGGCGGGCCGCACAGGCGGCCGGCGCGGGTCGGTCTAGGGGAATGTGTCGGCCGCCGGCGCGCGGGGCGCCTGGCGGCCGTTTATCAGGCGTTCTCGTGGACGTGATCGAGGCGTCGGCCGACAGAGAGGCCATATGACGAAAGCCGCTTGAGCGAGAGGGGCGTGAGGTGCGCGACACGCTTCATAAAGATCGTTCGCTCGATCTCTTTCTCGCCGACAGTCACGCCGGCCGCGACGAGTTGCTTGCGGAACACGGCCGGCGTTTTCACGGGCAATTGATTCCACTTTTCGCGCAAGCCGGTCGAGCCGGAAATGTGATCCATGATGTGAGCGGGGCGCACGAGCAAACAATCTTCGCCTTCCACGTCGTCGAATTTGAAAGGGTGTTTGAAGTTGCCGGCGTCGATCTCGGAAAGGGCGCTTTCGAGAATCCAAACCCAGGGCGAGCGCTCGGCGGTCGTCTCGGAAATATGGCGATTCATTTCGGCGACGAGATCGGCGCCAAAGTTGCCGGCGTTGGTCGGCATGCCGGCAAAGTCGCACAGGTAGCCCCAGGCGAGCAGCATCGCGGCATAGTTGCTCGCCATACGCTTTCCGCCTTCGTCGTCGGCGCTCGCGCAGCTCTTGCTCAGGCAATACGCGCGCAGCTCGTCGTACTTGTCGAGCACGGCCGAGCGATCCAGGTCGGCCAGGTATTGCAGCCATTGACGCACGGGAAAACGCGGCAGATCACGCGGCAACATCGGGCCTTTCTTGCCGGTGAGGTTGGTGCGGCAGAGCTTGCCGTGCAGCGACTTAACAGGCACGTCCTCACCAGCGAGCAACACGGGCGCCGAGAGAACGTACTCGGTCATTTCCGAGCCGCGCTTGGTGATGGTGTATTGATAGTTCTCTTGCAGCAGCGCGACGGCTTTGTCGATCACGTCTTGCTTGCGCGCGCTCAGTTCTTCCCATCCGACAGGGTGCGACGTGTGAGAAATGCTCGTGAGCAAACGAAACTCGGTTTGCAGAGATTGCCCCGAGAACATCGTAAAGCCGATCGTGCGCTCGATCGCCTTGATAAGCGTCGATTTACCGGCGCTCTTGTCGGCTTGCATCATCATGTGCGGCCAGAATCCGAGCAGGGCTTTCAAGTGCCCGCCCAATCCCCAAACGAGCGCGATCGAGGCCGCGTTTTGCTTGAACGTCTCTTGATATTTCGAGAGCACGCGGGCCGCGTCCGACACGGGGCCGCTCGTGAAAGTCAGGTCGCTATACGGGCATTGTTGCTCGGCGTTCGTGAAATAGCAGTCCGGGCCTTCGTTGACGACGAGCCGGCCATCGCGCCAGGCCAGGCCGACGAAATTCGCGGCGCTGCGTGCGCCGAGGTGTGCCGTGCGTTCGAGAATCGAGAGCATGCGCGAGAACCGTTTCGGCTCCCATATCGGGCCGAATTGTTGCCACACGGCCAGGTTATGCACTTGCTTGTCTTGCAACACGGCGCGCGTGAGGTTGGCGCCGTGGCGAGGCGTCTGCACGGTCACGGCGAAATAGGGCGTCGGCGCGTTGTCGGGGTCGCCGGTCATCGTCGCCGCCGCACTGGCGACAGACACGCGACTCAGCGAGGCCACGCGAAAGCCGGCGACGTCTACGAAAGTCGGCTTTTCTTCTTCGCCGTCGCCGGCTTTCGCGAGGTAGCTAAGAAAGTCGAGGCGCGTGCGATAGCGCCAATACTGGCGAAAGTCTTGCTCGGGCAGCCATACGCGAGCGGGGCCGCGATGCGCCTTGGCTTCGCCAGGCAAACCGGCAATGATCCATTCCTCGTAATTGTTGATCGCCTTGCGCAGCTCGTCGGCGCCGCGCAATTGCAGATAGTCGTTTGCATCATTGATCGACTCGGTTTTCTTCGTCGCGCCGTCAGCAAGGTCGCGAATCCAGTCGCCTTGATCGACGAGGATTGCCGCGATGTTCAGGGCGGTAAGGCGCTCATACAGAGCACAGGCCGCGTCGGGGCCGGGCCGCTCGCCGCGATCATTCACGTCGTCGTTATCCATACAGATCACGACTTGCTTATCGCGCAGAAACGAAAAGTCGATGTTGTGGACATTGCCGACGCCTCGGATCGCAAACGCAGCCGTGCGCGGCATTTCGCACGAGTCGATCGAGAGCGCATTGATCGCGCTCTCGACGACGACGACGCGCTCGGCGTCGCGCAGCTTGCGCGGGTCGGCCGTCCATCCGAACCCGTCTTTTTCGCCCTGGGTCATCGTCTTAACGCCGCCATTGATCGACGGGTCGAGGTAGCGCATGTCAACGGCGACGAGCTGCGCGCCGTTCATATCACGAACGAGAAACACAACAGCGGGGCCGCCGTGCCCGACTTCGCCGGCGGATTTCTTCGGGCTTGTCCAGTCGTTAAAGCCGAGCGTCTTGCACTTGAGCGCCCGGTCGATCGCCGCGTCGGTGATGCCGCGCCCGGTGAGATATGCGCGGGCCTTCTCGCGATGCTCGATCGCGCGCTCGCCGATGTAATCGACGGCCGTTTTCGGGCGTTGCTCGGCCGGCGCGTCGATGCGATCGCGCGGGATGTTGTAAGCGTCGTGCAGGTAACGCATTGCCTCGGCGACGTCGCAGCCTTGCACATGAATCACCAGGTCGATGCACGAGCCGCCCTTGTTGGCGGAATGATCTTTCCAGCCGGTGCCGCGATCGGGCAGCGGGGGAAAGATCGAGAGCGAGGGGTTTTTGTCGGCACTATGGGGCGAATGGTAGTTCGCCTTTTCGCCGCCTTTGCCTTTCTTGATGCCGAGCCGATCGGCCAGATCGTGCAGATCAATGAGGCGTTTGAGTTCGTCAATTGAGGCCATTTTTTTTCAGTCGTTCGCCGTTTGCGGGCGTGAGTTTTCCCCGCCGCAGCTCTTGCGAGCGCGGCCAGGTGTTCAATTTTTGCGGGGGTGTTTAGTGCGCGAGCTGCGCGTCGGGGGCGTCGCCGAGGCCGTTCGCGAACATGCGTCGCGTGCTCGGAACAGGCAAGCTCGACAGGGCCGGCGTTTTCGCCAGGTCGATCAATTCGGCGACGGTGAAAACGCGCATGCGGCCGTTTTTCGGATCGCGAACGAAAACGGCGTAAGACGTGGTGAGCGAAACATCGACATACGCCTTGCAACGCTTCGACTCGTGCTCGCCGAGGGCTTGCAGCGTGGCGACTTCTGCCTCACGGCTCGAAACCATTTCAGCGTCGATCAGGTGCGCGACGCAACGCTCGACGAGCAACGTGCGATCGTGTTCGAGGTGTTCGCCCTGGTGCTTTGCCAGAAAGGCAAGTGCGACGTAATGCAAGGTGTTATCGAGGTTCATGCTTTGGTCCCCTTTCGGTTCGGTCATTCAGTCCAACAGTTGAAGTTGCTGCATTACGCGCTCTCTAACGTGCTTCGAGATCGGCAAGCCGATCGCCGGATTCGGCTTGGCACTCGGCGAGAGCGTTCGCACGGCTTCAAGATTCGCAACAAAGGTATGTCCGCATGTGTAATCGACACAGACAAAAACGATCTCTCGCATCGTTGTCGTCAGCTCTCGCGACGTGCGTGCAATTACTCGACTACGGCAGTGCGGACAGCTCAGAGTGATTCGCATGTTTCTTTTTCCCCGCTCGGTATAAGGAATCCGCCCCCGGCCTTATTCCTGCACGGCATTTGCTCTTTATCGACGCACACGTTTTTTATTGTTCAACGCATACGCTTTCAAACCTTCGAGATAGATAATTCGAGCCATCGAGGCAGCGCTGCGCGCGTTTTCTTTCGCCAGGGCTTGCAGCGTGCCGATCTCGTCGCCGCTCATGGGGATCGGCACGCGTTTCGCCGCCGGTTGATTCAAGTTGAAAGTTGGCATAATCGTTTTCACTTTGTAACAAGTTGTCGCTAGGTGTTACTAGGTGTAATTATAAAGCTTACCGTTGCCTAACGCACATACTTTAATGAAATATTCATCGTCCGATATGAGAGAAAAAAAGGTGCTTATTCAAGAGATCATCGACAGGATGAAAGAGGTAACGGGCGTTTCGAAAGACGTCGAGTTAGCCGAGGTCATCGGCGCTTCACGCAGTCAGCCGGCCGTGTGGAAAATCCGCGAGCGTGTGCCCTTTGCCGAGTGCATGGCACTGGCGCAGAAACACGGGGTAAGTCTCGACTGGCTTTTGCTAGGGCGGGAAAACCCAGGTATTGAGGAACCGGAACTGTTATCGCACCCGGCTAATGCCCCTATTTCCCCCGATCAGTACGTCGAGTTTCCGGCGTTCGATATGCCGAGCTTCATCGAGAGCGAAGTCGCACAATCGTCGATGCGCGTGCCGAGGGCTTGGATTGAGGGTGAGGGGGTAAGCATCGACGACACGATCGCTATGCGGATCACGGGAAATTGCATGGCGCCCGTGCTCTCAGATGGTGAGGTCGTGCTCGTCGATCGTCGGCCGCGAGATTTAGACGGCGTGTTTATCTTGCGGATTGGCGAGAGCCTTCGAGTGAGGCGTGTGCAACGCATGCACGGGGGCGCGTTGCACTTGCTCTGTGATAACCAGAGCTTTGCGACGGACGTGATCGACGCCGACCAGGCCGACGCCGTTGAGTTCATCGGCTATTGCTTCGCGCACTTCCGGCGCGTGCGCTAGGTTTCTTGCTCGGCGCTTCCATCTCTTTTCTCTCGGCTCGTTTCATCGTGTTGTAAAGCGTGGTGCGGCCGACTTTGTATCGAGCGGCGATGTCCTTGAGAGGTATTGAGCCGTCTTGCATGAGCACGCGTATCTCGGCGATCGCCTTGTCGTCGAGAGCCGCAGGGCGCCCGCCCATGCGCCCGCGTGCGCGAGCCGCTTTCAATCCGGCGTTGGTGTTTTCGACAATGACGTCGCGTTGATATTGCGCCATTGCCGCGATAAATCCGAAAAACATGCGGCCTTGCGCGGTGCTCGTGTCGATCTTTTCCGACAAGCTCTCGAACCCGATGCCGCGCGCGGCAAGTCCTTCGACGATGTACACCAGGTCGGACAGTGAGCGGCCGAGGCGATCGAGCCGCCATACGATCAGCGTGTCGCCTTTGCGCAATGCCTTGAGCATGTTCGCCAGCTCGACGCGCACAGCCGCCTTTCTCCCGCTCGCCTTTTCTTCGTACACCTGGGCGCAGCCGGCGCGCGCCAGGGCGTCGCGTTGCATGTCGAGGTTTTGATCAATGGTCGAAACGCGGGCGTAACCGATACGCATGCCGCCCGATACGAGATCGAGCGTTGCCTTGTCAGCCGGATCACGCATGGCATGCCCCCATCGAGCGCAGATATGCGCCGAGCTGCGCGCGTTGATAGCCGATGCCGCCGGCCGTCTCTGTGATCGTCACGTCGGCCGGGATCGAGCCGAGGCGAATGCGCCGCTCGATCGCCGCGCGCATCACGCGCCGATATGCCTTGCCGCCGACGAGCATCGTCGAGCGCACGCCGGCCGGCCAGTCGATCGCGTCGAATTGCGCCAGGTCCGCGAGCATGTCGTCGGCGCGCGCGTCGCTCATGCGCAGCTCGTAGGGTTCGATTACCTGGTCGGCCGGCAGAAAGCCATGTTTCGCCGACAGGATCACGACGGCCGGCCGCGTTGCCGGCGCATTGGCGCGAAACGTCGAATACATGACTCCGCGATACAGCTCGAACGCCGGCGCGGCCGTCGCGCCCTTCGTTGCCGAGCACGCCATGAGAACAAGGTGTTTTTGCATGTTGGTTTTGGTATGTTCACAAACCCGCTAGGCGGGGGTTTTCGGTACGTAGAAAAGTGTACGACATTTCGGAACGCGACAGGGCGAAAAAAAGGGCGCGAGGCGCCCAAAGTCCGAACCGTTCCGAATGCAGTCGTTTTGCGAACGCCTGGCGCCGGCTATCCGCCGCCCTTGCGAAAGTGTGAGCGGTGCCGTTCGCTTGTCGGATCGTCGCGCGTTTCGAGTTCGAGCGCGGTCGTGAATCCGCCATCGGCGATCGAGTGCTTTACTTTCTTCGCCAGCCATGAGGCATCGTCGATTTCAGGCTTGCCGAACCCGTTGAGATAAACCGGGATCTCCGGGTACAGATCAGGGCGGCCGAGAGCAAGCGTGTAATCCATCGTCGCTTGGCTTCGCTTCGTGCGATTGAGTTCGGCCGTCGCCGCCGCGCGCGCCTCGGCTTCGGTCGCATACGTCTCGGGCAAAACCTTGATGTTGTGGTTATCTTCGCCCCCGACGACGACAGCCTTGCGCTTGGCGCGGCCGGTCGCGTGATAGTGCGCTTTCACGCCGGCATAGTTCTCGCGCTCGGCGACGTGGAAACGATGTTGGTCGCCTTCCTTTCTCGTCAGCTCGATCGAGTTGAGTTTCGTGCCGCTCGCGGTCGTGCCGTGTCCGATCGGCATGAATAGCAAGTGCGTGTCTTTCACGTTCATCACGGCGTCGTAACGCTTCGCGAGGCGCGTGAGAAACGACATATCGCTCTCGTGCGTCTGGTCGATATGCGCGATCGCGATTTTCGCCAGGGCGTCGGCGATCGCCGGCTTGAGTCCGTGCTTGCCGGCGATCTTGCGCACGATCGCGCCGATCGTCTCGCCGTGCCAGCTCCGTTCGATGCGCTCGCCGAGTCCCTTCGTGATCGAGGCCGAGCGCGCCCGAACGGTGAGGATATCCGGGGCGCCGCTATGCTCGACTTCATCGACGGTAAAGCTCCCTTTCTCGACGAGGCCGGTGTCGTCCCATCCGATCGCTACGCGCAGCAGGGCGCCGCGCGCGACGATCGCGAGCTTGCCGTCGGCATCGTCGAGCGTGAAATCGAGCGTGTCGGCTTCGTCAGAGCGCGACTCGGTGAGCGACAGACTCACCAGGCGCGGCGCGATCTTGCTCGTGAGGTCGCGGCCGTCGAGCGTGATTTGCGAGATCGGTGTCGGTTGTTTCATGCGTCGGCCTTGCTCTTGTTGTCGTTGGTTTTCACGAGGCCATCATCGACGCGCATGAGGTTGAGCGTGAAATCAACGCGGCGCGGCGTGCCGTCTTTGTCGTGCAGCGTTTGCCCTTCGTCGAGTCCTTCGATCACAAAGGCGCCATACACAGAGCCGGCGCCGTCAACGAGCGCATACGCTTCGCCGGCATCGCCCATCGTGCGCAGCTCGGCGAGCGCGGCGAGCTTGCCGCCGAGTTGACCAGGGGCAAACCAGCCGGTAAGCGTGATCGTGTCATCGCCTGGGCCGGTGAATTGCCGCGCAGCTCGGCCGCCGACGCGCGACGTGCTCGCGTGCTTCCAGCTCGTGCGCCGTTGCAGCTCTTGATACGACAGGTTCGTGAGATCGAAAACGAATTGCCCGAGGCATGCCAGCATCTTTCCTTCTCCGTTCAATCCGACAGGCGCGAGCCGAGGCGCGAGCGCTTCTCGCGCTCGATCTTTTGCAGCTCGGCGCGAATTTGATCGCCGATCGCCTTCGCGTCGCCGCCGGTGATGTTGAAAATGTAGGTGTCGCCGCCGGCCGCCGATGCCCCGCCGGCCGAATTTCCGGCCGCAGAACGGGCCGCGAGGGCCGGCCGGGTGTCAACGGCTATCCCAGGGCCGCCGAGGGCCGCGCCGGCCGCATTGGCGGCGCCAGGCGCGGCGAAACTCGTTACCGCGAGCGTCGCCAGGCCGACAGCGGCTTTCGCGATGCGCCCTTGCTCGCCTTCCATGCCGAGCGCGGCGCCCTGGGTGATGAATCCGCCCAGCTCGCCGAACACGCGCGAGGGGCTATGAATGCCGAGCTTTTCCTTGAACCATGCAACGGTGCTTCCGGCGACGTTCGTGATCGCCGCTTGCACGGCGCCGAGGCCGCCGGTGATGCCGTTGACGAGGCCGGCGATCAGGTTGCCGCCGAATTCGGAAAACTTCGCCGGCATCTCAATGCCGAAATAGTTCATCACGGCCGCGAACGCCGAATAGAACAGGCCGAGCGGCGACCAGTTGAGCACGAGCTGCGCGACGCCGGCCAGGCCGCCGGCGAACGCCTGTTTAACCTGGTCCCATAGGCCGGCGAAAAATCCCTTGATCGGCTCCCAATAGGTATAGATCGCCACGGCGACGGCCGCGATCGCCGCGACAATGCCGATCGTTGCGGCAGCGAAAATGCCGACAGTCGCCAGGCCGGCCGCGCCGAGTGCCGAGAACGCGAACGCGATCGCGCCGATCGGGGCGAGCACGGCGCCCAGGACAACGAGCAAGCCGCCGATCACGGCCATCACGACAGCGATGATCGCGGCGACTTTCATGAGGCCGCCGGCGAGCCGCGGATTGTCGCGCGCCCATGCGCCCATGCGTTGCGACATATCGCCGAGCCATTCGACGACGGCTTTCGCCTCGGGCGCGACGGATTCGCCGAACGCGACGAGGCCATTCGTGAATGTGCCGCCGGCCGCTTCCCATAGATTTTTAAGCGTGCCGAGTTGCTTATTAACGCGCTCTTGCATCGAGGCTTGTGCGGCCATCTTGCCTTGCACTTCCTCATAGCCGGCTTTGCCCTTCTCGATCATCAGCGAGATTACTTGCAACGTTTCGGCATCGTCGCCAAAGATCGTTTTCGTGATGCCGAGTTGCTTTTGCGTCGAGAGTCCCTTGAGCTTGTCGAATTGCTTGAACATGTTATCGAGGCCGCCGAATTCGCCTTTACCGTTCGTAAAGTCGAGTTTCATGCCGCCGCCGAGCGCCTTGTTTGCCTTCGCGACTTTCTTCGCGTCCATGCCGAGTTGAAATACCTTGCGGTACGCGTTGCCGGCCGCGCTTCCTTCCATGCCCGATTGATCGGCCATCACCAGCAGGGGCGCGAGCGCCTTCGCGCCGTCGATGCCCTTTTGCTTGATCGTGTCCATCGCGGGGCCGAGCTTCGCGAACCCTTGGAGCATGTTGTTATCGTCAACGCCGAGCATGAACGCCTTTTGAATGACGTCGGTGAGCGAGAGCATGTCTTTCTCGGTCGTGCGTGTGGCGTCTTGCAGCTTGGCGGTGAATTCGGCCGCCTCGGCGGGCGTTTTCTTGAGCTGCACGGCGAGATACGCGGTCGCTTCGCCCATGCCGCCGAGGATCGATTGCGCGCTGATACCCTGGCGGGTCAACATCGTCATCATGTCCTGAAAATCGGACGTCGTACCGGGCAGCCGGTCGCCGAGTTTCATCGCGAGCGAGTTGATCTTTTCAAATTCCGGCGGGACCGTGCCGCCGGCGCGCATGAGGGCGCTTGCGAGCTGCGTCGCCGATTCCTCGGCTTTCGCATAGGCCGCGACAGGAACAAGCGTTGCAGCGCCGACGACGGCGCCGCCGGCCATCATGCCGGCGCCCGTGCCGGCCATCTTGCCGGCGAGTTCCTTCGTCTTGTTCATTCGCTCGCGAGCTTCCGCGAGGCGCTTCGTGCGCGCCGTCAGCTCGGCGAGCTTGGCTTGCTGCGTCGCCATCGTCGCCGTAGTCGCGGCCATCGACGAGCGCAAGGTGCGCTCGTGTTGCGAAAGGTTGCGCGTGTCGATGCCGGCGGCCGACAGGCGATCGCGCAGCTCGCGCACCTTCGTCGCCTGGGTGCCGTGTGCCTGGGTGAGCTGCGCGGCCGTGCGCTTGGCGCGCTCGAATTCCGCTCGCATTGCCTTCGTCGGCGCATCGGTCGAACCGATCGTGCGCGCCAGCTCGGCGACGCGCGTTTGCGCGGCTTGCATATCGCGCTTTGCGCCCACCAGGCCGACGCGCATATCGCGGAACGCGGCGACGTCCTTTTGCGCGGCTTGCAGCTTGCCGAGTTCGGTGCGCGACTCTTTCAGCGACTTTGCGAGTCCCTTGTTGCCGTTCAGGATGTTTCGAATCGGCCGGGTCGCGCCGTCCACCATATCGAACAGCACGCGCAATTTCAGATCGTTCGCCATGTTCATTCGCTTCTATAGGCCGAGCGCACGCGCGCACGCTCACGCCAGTCGGCCAGCTCGGCCAGGGTAAAGCCGTCCATATCGCGCGGGGTCCAATGAAACACGCTCGCTATGTCGGCCATTGCTTCGTCAACGTCGTCGGGTATGCCGTGTTTCAGCGTGCCCGATTCGGCAGCAAAAAATCAGCGAACGCCACCCCCAATTGAACGAGGTCGGCGGGGTCCATTTCGCGCACGTCGAATTCGGTGAGCGTCGGCGACGAGATACGCGGCAACACCTTGCCGAGCGCATCGACGTCGAGATTCACGAGTGCATTGAGCGACGTGCCGCGCAGCTCGCCGGCGGCCGGCTTGCGCAAGGTGATCTCGGTGATTTCCTGGTCGCCGCGCTTGATCGGCGTGTCGAGGGTGATGGTGTTCGGCTTGGCTTGTTCGGACATTTCTTTCTCTGTTTAGGTTTTGGGGTGTTGAGAGATTCGGGTGCTCGCCTGGCGCATCACCAGGCGAGCGGGGGCAGCTCGTCGAGCTGCGTTACAGGCCGATCGCGGTGCGCAGGTCTGCGAGCAGGTCGTCGCCGTTGACGATTTCAACCATGTTCACAAAGTCGATCTCGATGATCGTCGCGCCGTTGATCGTGAGCTTGTAATAGCTGCACGAGGTCGTGACTTTGAAAGAGGTGTCGTCGCCAGGCTTTGCACTGCCCGCGTCGATCTCTTTGTGCCGGCCACGAATGACGATCTCGACGGCATCGGGCTTGCTTTGATCCTCGGCTTGATACGCGCCGGCAAACCGCAGTTGCACGCCGTCGTGTTTCGTCACGCCGTACTTTTCGTAAATGGCGCGCATCAGGCCGCCATACGTATGCACGACTTCGATTTTCTCTTGCCCGAGGTCAATGTCGATCGGGCCATTCATGCCGCCGGATCGGTATTCCTCCATCTTGCGCGAGAGCTTCGGCAGCTCGAATTCAGAGCACTCGCCGCGATAGTTGTCGCCGTCTTGAAAGACGTTGAACGCCTTAAGTTTCTTCGGCAATGCCATGTTGTTTCGCTCCTGGTTATGCCGTTACGCGCGAGGCGAAATCGGCGAGGTATTGGTCGGTGATGCGTTGGCGCAGCATCAGGTTTTCGATCGGGGGAACCGGCGTGTAGTCGTAATCAATCGCGAGCTTGCCGGCCTTGAGCGATTCGGCATCGTTCGCGCTCTCGTCGTACCAGGCCGAGCCGCCGATCAGATAGCCGTTTGCGATCAGCTCGCGAAACTTCGCGTTGATGCTCTCGATCAGGTCGCGCACGAGCGAGGGGTGCAACGGCTTATCGACATAAACCATGTGCGCCTCGGCCATCGTGTCGGCGAGCACTTGCGCGGTGCGCGTGTAGTTCTCGAACATGAACAGCGGATCATCCGAGCACGTATGCGAACCCCAGAAGCGAAAGCCGGTGCCCGAGTTGATAAGCGTCGTCACGTCGTGCTCGTTCAGATAGCCGGCATCGGTCGCGGGGTCTTGCAAGTCCCAAAACACGCTTTTCGTGATGCCCGACACGCCATTAACGCCGACGTTCGAGAGCGTCTTGTGCCAGCCGATTTCCTCGTCGATCTTGGCGCGCAGTCCCATCGCGATAGCAACGGCCGGCGCGTCGATCGTCGCGCTCGTTGCCGTGTCCCAGGCTTGGAAATCCGGCCAGATAACCATGACTTCGCGTTGCGAGAACGACTGGCGATAGGTCGTCGCTTCCTCCTTCGTTTGCGCGCCGTTCGCGCTCACGTAGGCGAACCCGCGCAGCTTTTGCGCGATCGTCGCGAGCGCGATCGCTACGGGTTGCGCATCGGCGCCAGGCACGCCGAGAATGCGCGGCTTGACGCCGAGTTGCGATTGCGCGGTGAGTAGCGCTTGCATGCCGGTGAGTTCGCCTTGCGGCGTCGCCGTGCCGATCAGGTTGCTCGTGGTTGCCGCTTCGTCGATGCCGGCCGACACGCGCACGACGACGACGACGGGCTTTGCTTGCCAGGAAATGCCCTTGAGTGCCTTTGCGAGCGTGCCTTGCACGCCGGCCTTGCCGATCGCCGTTTGAACGTTGGTGATAAGCACGGGCTTGTCGAGCGGGAACGTCGCCGCGTCGGCGTCGGTCGCATGTGCGACCAGGCCGATCACGGCCGTCGCGACGGTGCGGATCGGGCGCGTGCCGCCGTTGATTTCGATAACGCGCACGCCGTGGTGAAAGTCAGTTGCCATGTGTGATCCTGGTTAAAAGAGGTCAGGGAAAAGGGCGGGTTTGCAGCTCGCGACGCTTGCGGCGTTACGCGGGATCGGCCGGGGTTTCCGGCTCGGGTTCGGGTGCCGGCGGCGCCGCGACAGGGATCGGCGCCGGCGGGGGCGAATAGGGCGCGGGTTCGGCAGGCCATACGACGGCGAGCGGGAACGTCTCGCGGGCGATCGCGCGCTTGAGATCGTCTTGGTAGGCCGTCCACGCTTGCAGCGTGTAATACCCCTCAGAATCGAGCGTGCCGGCCGCCAGGGCGTCGGCCTTGCCTTCCGTCATCGCCTCGGCCTTCGCCATGCGCGCGTCAAACTCGGCCATTGCCGGCGCGCTCGCCTCGGCGAACGGGATCGGATCGCTCGGCCAGCTCACGGCGTCGGGGAATCCCTCGGCTTGAATGGCGCGCACCAGGTCGAGTTGATAGGCCGACCAGGCGCGAAAGTAATAGGCTTCCTCGATCGACAGCAAGCCGGCCGCCAGGGCGTCGGCTTTGCCCGCGTTCATCATGCGGGCGTGCGTCATACGCATATCGAATTCGGCCATTGCAGCGGCGCGCACCTTCTGCGCGATCACGGCCGGATCGACTTGCCAGGCGCCATCGCGCCAGGTGTATTCGTCCGAGGGGCGCGGCGTTTCGCTCAGGCCGTTTTCAGCGGGCGTCGTGCCGGCGACGAGGATTTCGGCCGCTTCGCCGTTGTCCTGGCGGTACAGCAGCCGGCCGCGATAGTCAGGCAAGAGCGACCAGGCGCCATTGCGATAAAACGGCCATGAAAGAGGCGTGCGCGCCGGCAGCTCGTCGGCCGTGCTGAATGCCGGAACGAGCCAGCGGTCGAGATTGAGCGGGTCCGAGTCGGCAAGCCGGCTCGAATGGTATTCGCCGGTTGTGGCGTCGTATTGATGAATCAGCATGGTCGAGTCCTCAGTAAGCTCGGATCAGGGCGAGCAGGGCGATGTTTCGCGGCCGTGCTTCGCCGCCGCCGTCGCCGTTGACGGTGATCGTGTGTGAGTGATTGCCGGCGCCGCCGATGCCGACGTTGTGCCCGTGCGTGCCGGCGCCGTCCGTGTCGAAACCGTGTGCGTGCGCGCCGTTCCAGCTCGTGAAAGGTTGCCGCTCGTTATCAATCGAAAAATGACTATTGACGCTTCCGCGATCGGTGTCGGGGTTCGCCCATTGCGGCACGTTCTGGTCGAGTACGTGTTGGTGATCGCCGATGCCGTAGGTGTTGCCGTGGTGCCCGTGCCACCCTTGCGAATCGGTCCATGCGCTATGGACGTGATCGCCGACTGCCGCCGCGCTCGCGCCGTGCGCGTGCCATACGTTTTGAGAGGCTTGAGACAAGCCGATGCCTCGGCCGGAATCGATGCCCCGCGCGTCGTCCCAACAGCGCAGGAATTCGCCGCGCAGCTCGGGGATTCGAAACGTCGTCGTGCCGTTTCCAGTCGAGAAACAGCCCCACCATCCCGCCCCCCAGCTCGCATCCGATACGAGCGCCCCGCTCGCCTGGGCGTAGGCCCACAGAGCCGGATAGTCGGCGCGATTCAACATCGCGCCGTTGCACTTCAGAAAGCCGGCGCGGGCCGAGGTGCGAGGTTCGAGCACGATTTGCCCGACCATTGCCGCCGCGATCGCCGCGACTACCCATTCAGTCGTCGGGACGCGCTTCGATACGTCGCCGGCCGCCGGCGTTTGTGCGGTGATAAGGCCGGCGACTTGCATGAGGCCGATGCCATCATCGGCCGTTGCGCCGATGAGTACCTTGCCGCCCCACGGCGCGAGGCCGATGTTTTTCTTTGTCGTATTGCCGGCGTCCATCGCTTCGATAGACAGTCCGTCGAAATTCGAAACCGATAAAACCGCCGCGCGCGTTGCGCTTTGAATCTTCGCCATGCCGACAACGGCCGCGCCATCGGTTGTGAGCTGCGTTGCGCTTACAGGGCCGGCAAAGTTTGCGCCGGTGAGCGGCGCATATCGACTCGCGGCCGTCTTGGGCGTGAGCGCGCGCACGGTGTCGGTGCCGGCGTTGACTTCATCTTGCGTCGCCAGCTCGATCACGCCTTGCCGTTCAGTCGTCGCCGGCGGGTTCGTGAATGAGGCATCGCCAAAAACGAGGGTTGCCGCGTCGATCGTCGTGAATTGCAGGTCGGCCGACAGCAGCAGCATTGCAGCCGCCGCCTTTTCCATGATCGGCGTTGCCTGGCTATAGACGGCCGCGAGCACGCCGTTTTCGAGATACAGGCCAAACCCGTACAGCGTGAATTGATCGTCGGTGTCGTCTTTCAACGTTACATGGATCGTGTCGAAAGCGACGTTCTCGCCGGCGAATGTCGTGATGCGCTTGCGCTCGTTCGGCAGCGTTACGAGCGCCGGATTTGCGGCATTGAAAGAGGCGGTCGCGAGGCCGATCTCGACGATCTTGTGCGCGTTGGTGCCATCGTTCGCCGGCGCGACGAGCGCCGCGCGCCCCGCGTCGGTGATGTAAATGAGAGTGCCGGCCATAGGTCAAATATCCGAGAGAGAAAGACGGCGATAGAGGGCGGGCCGCACGGCGACGGCGACGCCTTGCTTGCCCTGCATCGCGAAACCCTGAGTGAATGAGTAGTGCGCGCGCACGGGCTTCGTGCGGTCGATCTCCGCGAGAATGTCGTCGACGAAAGCCGCAGTCGGCGCGGTGCCGTCGCGACTACTCACGGTCATCACGACGTCGAACGTCCCTGGCTCGCCTGGCGGGGTCAGCTCGAACCATTCGCGCAGCGCGATGTTTGCGCCGAACGCGGCGACGACTTCGCGCACGGCCGCAGCGGTGCCGTTTTTACGGGCGATCGAGATTGCAGCTTTGACGCGGGCGCGCTTCACTTGCTCGGGCCAATAGTTTTTCCATGCGTCGATGCCGACGTGCCAGGCGAGCCAGGGCAGCAGCTCGGCCGGGATCGTGTCGGGGTCCATCAAGCGAGCGATCGGCGTCGCCACGTCGCACGCCTCGGCCATCACGGCCGCGAGCTTGCGCTCGATGCTCGTCGAATTCGGCGCGAGCAGATCACTCATAAACGCCTCCGTCGATCAGCTCGATCGAGGTGCAATACGCGGCTTGTTCCTTCGACACGGCAATGCTCGCGAGCGGCGTGTCGAGAATCACCTTTTGCACGCCTGGCGAGCGCATTGCGGCATACAGGCCGTCCAACGTGATTTCCATGCCGAGCCGGTGCATGTCGTCGGTGTATTCGGCCGTGCGCTTTTGCGCCTCGGCGAGCGCGACGGCACGATCGGGGCCGGCGAAAAACTTGAGCGTCGCGCGCACCTGATACGGCAACACTTCGGCGCCTTGCACGAGCACTTGATCGGTGAGCGGGCGCACGTTGTCGGCTTGGAGAGCGAGCGTTACCTTGTCGATCAGGTCTTGCGTGGGCGTGCCGTCGCCGATGCGCGAGAGAACCGTTACGACTACCTGGCACGGTGCGGGGCTTGTCGCCGTCGCATCGAGCACGCGGCCGTCAGTGTTCAACGCGTGCGAGATATACGCGCCTTCCGGGCCGGCGACGGAATAGCCTTGCGGCGCGAGCTGCGTGCGCTTGCGCAAGTCGGTGTCGCTTTCATAAACCCCCTCGACGTCGTTCTCGGGGTCCGGCTCGACGATCGTGAGCTTTGCGATTCCGAACAGCGCGGCCAGGTGTTCGAGATTGGTGCCGGTCGCATAGGCGAGCATCACAGAGCGCGCGGCATCGTTGACGCGTTGACGAAACACGACTTCGCGATAAGCGTTCTCTTGCAAAAGAATGTTCATCGGCTCGGATTCGAGCGCAAGGGCCGCCGCGACGTCGGCTTGTTGCTCGGCCGGATAGAGCGACACGAGTTTCGCCTTGCGCTCGGCGAGGATCGTCTCGTAATCAATCGTCTCGACGATATCGGGCGATTCGAGCCGGGAAAGATCAATCGGGGTTGCGCTCATGCCGCGCCCCCGCTCGCGAGCTGCACGCGGGTCGAAACGAGGTCGGCCGAGATCGTCGTCGAGCCTTCAATGTCGATCGCTTGCACGCCAGAAACGACGGTCGAGGTGTCGATCGTGAGAGATACGCGGGTGAGTTTCAAGCGGGGTTCCCATTGCATCAGGGCGGTCGCGACGGCCGCATACAGGCGAACGCGCGTCGCCGCGTTGTTAGGGGCGTCGATCAGCTCGGGCAGCTCGGAACCAAAGTTGCGGCGAGCGATGCGCGTGCCGAGCGGCGTCGTGAGAATTTTCTCGATCGACTGATACAGGTGATCGAGGCCGGCCGTTGCGCCGCCGGTCGAGGCTTTCATTCCGATCATTTCGGCTTGCTCACGTCGTTACCGTCGCCTTGTTCCTTGTGCGTGTGATTCGGCAAGCTAATGCCTTGCGACTTCACTTCGCCCGTGAAATCAGCGGCGCCGTTAATCTGCATCGTTGCGCCGGCGGTGCCGCCCTTGCCGGTCATTCCCGACTCGAAAGCAAACGGGCCTTTCACGGTCATCGAGCGCGTTACTTCGACGTCAGCATCGAGCGTTACCTTGTCGGCTTGCACGAGCGCCGTTTCGGTTTGCACGGTCACAGAGCCAGGCGCGACGATCGACACGGTTGCGCCGGCCGGCAATACGGCTTGGAGAGAGTGAGCGGCCGAGTCGTACTCGACGAGCGCGCCGTCGCGATAAACGCGCAGGTGCTTATTCGGGTCGGTGCTCGGTGCGGGGAAATCTTCGGAATAGAAACCGCGCAGCGCGACGGCTTGCGCGAGATCGCCACTCGGGCAGATCAGCATGACGCCTTCGCCCATCGAGGGCGCTTGCCACTCGATGGTTTCTCCGGCGAACGGCATGAACCATTGAATCCAGTCGGTCGTTAAATCGCCGCTCTCAACACGACACAGCGCGCCGGACAGACCTATCACGGTGCCTTTGCGTGCGACGTTCAGAAATTGGCGTGTGGATTCGTTTGAGTTCATGCCTCCATGTTGCAAGGCACGCACGCGCGAGTCACGCTAACGGCTTTGTATGTGCCTCGGGCACATAGTTAGGGAAACGAACGCTTATTTAACGATGTGTTTGAGCAACAGATCGCGAATGAGATCGAGGTCGTCGGGGGTAAAGCCGAGCAACACGCGGGCGTCGTATTGATACTCGGGGCCGCCTGGCGCGACGCGATCGGTGCCGCCGTATTGGTGTACGCGAGCGACACGAGCGACACGGCCGACGAACCCGACAGCGAGGCCGGTCGCATCCGACTCGGCGCGCAGGTAACGCGCCTGGCGCAGCTTGGCGAACATCGCCGCGCGTTTGATCTTGCCTTGCTTGCCGCGCAGCTTTTTCACATGGCGCGGCTTGCGCGCGGCATACGCCGAGCCATCGGGGTTCCGTTGCGCCGCGATGCGCGCTTGTTGTCGCTTGCGCAGCTCGCGCGCGATCTCGCGCAGAGCTGCGCGCCTGGCGGGGGCTTCGAGCTGCGTGAGCAAGCCGCCCGCCCAGGATTCGAGCGCGGTGAGATCGTCCATTAGGCGATGAGGCTATCGAGGTTCCACTCGAACACGGGTTCGTCGATATGCGTGATCGTCTGCGCGCCCTGGTCGTCGGCGCCGACGACGACGCTCTCGGACAGTTGCAGCTTGATCGACAAGTCGCATGTGTCGTTCGTGAGGTGTTCGGCTTCGAAAGAAATGCCGTCTTTGCGTGTCGTCTCGTTCGCGAGCAAGTCGGATTGATTGCGCTTGACCCAGGCGAGCAGCGCGACGAAAACCGTGTCGGCGTCGCCGGCAAAGTCGAGCAAGATCGCATTGAGCGTAAAGCGGTACTCGAACGAGAGCGAGGGCGCGTCGGTCGCGATCACGCGGCCGGCGTCGATGAACACGAGCAGCTTGTCGGGGTCCGTCGCGAGCGCCGGCAGCGCGGCCGTGAGCGCGGTGCGAAAGGAATTCGCCTTATTCATGGGTTGCCTCGGTGAGAGCCGGCGAGCGTCGCGCCTGGCACGCGAGAATCGAATCGACGCGAGCCGCGCAGTCGCGCCAGGCCGCGCGCGCGACGTCGAGCGCGTCGGCCAGCTCGCCGTTATTGCGCGGGGCCATTGCCGGCAGCGTGCAAACCGTGATCGGCGCGCATGGGTCCGGGGGCGTCGGCTCCGGATTGCGCGGGGCTTGCATACAGCCGCACAACATCAGCAGGGAGAGCGCCAGCAGCCCAGGCGCGCACGGTCGCGTTTTCATCTTTCAATGCCTCGATCTCGGTTCTACGGGCCGCCAGGTCGGCGGCGATGCCTTGCCGTTTCGCTTCGAGCTGCGCGAGCTGGCGGGCGTGCTCGCGCGCCTGGTCTTGCAGCGCGACGAGCTGCGCGTCGCGGCGCTCGACAGTATCTTTCGCCGTGCGTGCGTCGCCCTGGGCCGTTGCCAGCTCGGCGCGCAGCTCGCGCACGTACAGCCAGGCGCCGACAGCGAGGGCGATCGCCACCAGGCCGGCGACGAGGCGCACGGCGATCGCGTTCATGCGGCCGCCTTGTCGAGCGCGACATAACGCGCGTATGCCTGGGCGAGCTTCGCGTCGTACAGATTGCGCGCGTAATCCGGGCCGTTGTAGCCCTTGGCGAATGCCGCCCACTTCTTACCCTTGAGCGCGGAAAGCAAAGCCGTGTCGGCCGCGATAAACCGCACGAACGCGTCGAGGTGATCGGCTTCGGATCGGTGCATGCGCGACACGAAATCGTCGATGCTCGAATAGTCGAGGGCTTTCCAGTGATAGCCCATGATTTGAAACGCGCCCCAGCTCGCCGACTCGTGCGCGGCGTCGGCATTCAGGCGCGCGGCTTCTGTCAGGCGCGAGTACTCCGAGGCGCCGCCCATATATCCGCCGCGCGTGCTCGAAACGATGTTCGGATATTTCGCGGCCAGCGCGTCGGCGTCGATCTTGCGCGCGGTGAGTTCCTTGTAAAACACATGGCGCTCGAACAGGATCACGGGCCGCCCATCACCAGGCAAGAAACCTTGCCCGCGCGACTCGACTTCATTGACGGCGCGAATCGCCGCGACAGGCACGCCGAGCGCGTCGGCCGCTTGCACGAGATCGCGGTCGGCCAGGTGCGCCGAGAGCGCCGCGCCAGGTAGCGCGATCATCGTTTTCGGGCCGGCGATGCCGTCGATCACGAGGCCGCGATCGCGTTGCAACGTCATAACCGCGGATTCCGTCTCATGGTCGAAAACGTGCGTGAGCGGGACCGTAAAGCCGGCGCGCGTGAGGCGCTTTTGCAGCAAGAGCACGTCGTCGCCGGTATCGCCATATCTCAGAATCATCGTTGCTTACTCCACAGACGGCCGCAGCAGTCGAGCGACGTTGCCGCGCGAGCCGAACACCAGGACAGAGAAAAGGGCAGCTCGTGCCGCCTCGAACACGCCGACAG